CAGATACATCATCGGCAACAGCAAATTTAGTTACCAATCCACCAGTGATTCCTGATGGTACAACTATAGTGATTGCTTTTGCTATATTAGCAGTTGGTGGATTCTTAATTAAAACTACCTGAGCAACTGTTTTAGTTCCAACTATAAGTTGATCTTGAAACGAATTTAAAACAAATGTATTGGCATTTTGGCAATCTATTGGCCAGTAGAAATACCTTTGATCTGTTCCTGTTGTTGAGGATAATGTTTTTAGTATTGGTCTTACAAATTGAACTCTTTCTCCATAATTTAGAGATTGTAGGTCAACCGTTTTTGCATCTATATTATACTTTGTGCCAGTCAATCCAACAAATCTGGTTCCACTCTGAAATACAACCAGTTGTCCTTCCGATCCACCACACAATCCAAGATATGGAAGACCTGATAAATTATATTGAACATTTATCATCCTGGATTCTACAGAACTACTAATTCCAATTAATGTAAGATTACTATTTTGTGAACTTGTTGTTATTCCACGAATATTCAATCTTGATATTGTGAAGATACCATCTCTATCTTGAGGTAGAGATGTATTCAAAGATAATCCAGAAAATATTCCTGGAGTTCCTGCTACAATATTCTCACCATCAGCAAAGATATAATAATCACCATCAGATCCTTGTATTCCATTTGGAGATTCAACACTAATGCTTGATCCATCAGTATATGTGTGGATTATTGCTCCGTTTGAATAAGTCATTCCTGTTAAACCAGGACCAGTATTTCCAATTGATCCTTGAGAACCAGTAGCACCAGTTGCGCCAGTAGCACCAGTTGCTCCAGTAGCACCAGTTGCTCCAAGAATTCCTAGAAGTTTTCGTTGAAGATATGGACTGCTTCCGTAAAACATTATGGTTTAACTATTGCCTCAAGTGCTCTTAATCTTGTATCATAACTTGTTAATGTAGTTCCAACATCTGCCCATGTAATGCCAAGAGCAATATTAGATGCCGTTAAAGATGTGACTGTCACTGACCTTGGAACATTTACTTTTATTCCCTGGGGTTTTACCTTTATTGCAGTATTTACCTTTTGGGTTACAACATTTGTTCCATCTTTACCACTAATATTCAACGGTTGTGATAAAGTAATCACTGGCGATTGTACAGCATATATCTCTGTAGAAACGATAGTGAATGTCTGAGTTGTATTACTGCTTGTATCAACAATCAAATTTTTAGAAGTGCTTGCTAGACTTGAAGTTGGTGATTTATAAAGATATAAAGTTGCATTTGCACTATCTGTTCTTACAATAGTTCCCACATATCCAGATGATGGTTGTCTTGCTTTCATTCCAACTTGTATAGTACCACCTATAGCTTCATTAACAACTATCTTTTCAACATATCCGTATTGTGTTCCAAATTTAGAATAAAACTCGCCATAATCTGCTATTGCAAGTTCGTGTGAAATTGAAGCATCAACATAACCTTCTGTAAATTCATTTGTGCCAAGAACTATTAGAATATTTCCCAATTCTGTATCTTCAAGAACAGATTCTATATCTCCACCTATCTTATATCCAAGATAATTCATTACAATTCCAGAAAATGATCCATGTGGTGCTGCTTGATATACTGGTTTGATTATATGATTCAAACTTGTGGGTGCAAGATTTTGAAGAGTTCCAGCAGTAATTCCACTTACGAAGTAAATGTCATTTCCACCAGATCCCCCACCGCTTCCCATATCTGCGAGATAAGATGCTCCAAGATTAATTGAACCATATATGACAACACTAAATGTATTTGTGGAAACATTCTGAGATTCAATTACACCAAATACTTCTGAACTTGGAGCATCATTCGCCTTAGAAGCAGTAAACCCAGTAGTTGCAACATCATAACGAATCACATTTCCAATTGTAAGACCAGAAATTCGTGTGATGTCAGTAACTAGTCGCGATCCCCCCTGAACAACACTTAGGGAAGTCAATGACGATTGGATATTTGAACTGTTGCTACAACTTGCCATTTATTTCTCCATTAAATTGGATAACTTGAATCTACTACTAAATTACAATTGACTACATCGTAAAACACCGCACCAGAATTTACATTCAATCTAACATTTGTTGCGGGATTATCGGATGATGTGGATGTTGTTTGTGTTCCCAGAGGTGCTGTACGAACTGATCCATTGTACCCTCTTGACCCCGCAGCATTTCTTAAGTCATTTCCAAAAGTATAATTAAACATTTCATTCGCTGTCCCGCTAGATGGTGAATATACAGTTACAGTTGGATTTGCTCTCATTTTAGTTGGTAACTTAAATATAGAAAATTGAGCATTTGGGAGTACTGTAAAACTATAAGTATTCAATTCGGGTTCACTTGGACTTGACATTGTTTGAGATCCAACAGTCTGTGAATCAGAATATGTTGTGTAGTAATATTTCTGTGCTACTTTTAATTTCTCTGTAGTTGTCATGAACATATGTGGAGGAGCAGTAAATGTTCCTGGATATACACACATTGAAGCAACACTAATAGTTACATTTGTGCTAGATGCGACTAAACTGGTAAACGCAGTGCGAATCAATGGATTCAAATCCAAACCAATTTCAACATAATCATTTGAATAACTTGTCACATCTGTATATGCTGGAACATTATAATTGAGTGTATGCTTAGTCCAATTTGATTGTGGAGTTATCTGTCCAATGATATTCTTCTCAACAAGAGCACCATTTCCATATCGTGCAAAATACACATTTACTTTGTAGTTGTTATCAAATACTGCTGTCTTGGCATAGAAACTTACCGTTATTGCAGTATTACTAAAAGTATTGATTCCATCAACAACATGACCAATAGAATATACAGGATTTGATGTTGTTGTGCTTAATGTGCTTGCAAGACTTTCTAAGCATTTAATATCAATATAATTTGTCGGAGTTCCTTCAACACTTGTATCTGTCTTGGCAAATGTTTGTTTTTGTAAATTTTGTGAACTTGTAGTAGTTGATACAAATCCAGATTGTCTACGAATCCATCCATCGGCAAAGTAAACATCACCATATGTCGTATATACTCCAGATTTATTTCCAGCATCTCTTTGCCATATAGAGAAATCTCCATTGTATGTCGTATTTGATCCATTGGTAAGAGTTTCTGGAACCGCAGTGGATCTATATGAACTTGTAATTGGACTATTCATCAGTGGACGAATATCTACAAAGAAATTTGAAGGTCGTGTTGAAGATGTAAAGTTACGACCAAGTTGATAAACTGGTTGATATGCAGAATTACTAGATGTAGCACCTAATGTTAGTTGTCCAGTAACGCCTAGAGCAGCAACTGTATATGTGGTTCCAGCAAGATAATATACACCATCGTTTGGATTGCGTGAACTAACTCCAAGAGGAATTACAGTTGAATATCCTTTAGTTACAATTTCATAAACGAATGCACTACCAGTTGTTACCATACCCTGAATCATTCCAACAACAAAATCATCTTCCCATGGTAAATTATAGAATGGGGCTCCTGGAGTATATAATCTACTGATAAAGTTCTTACTTCCGCTAATAAACCAACCTTTATTTAATGCAGTTCTGCCAGTATCTGCTAATACTTGGTTAAAGAATGTTGCACCATTTACAGATGCAGATGCTCCTGCGACATGTGGAGCATATGAGAGGAAAGTACCTAATGTAAATCCAAGAAGTCTTGGATCTGGACTTTTTGGAAATGCAACATAAATGATATTTGAACCAGAAAGACCAGATCCAGAAGATGTTGAATTTAAAAAGTTTCCACGATACTGAACAATCATTCCTGCTGTTTCGCCGATACCAATCATGACTGGTTTTGAAACATATCCAATTGTATTTGGTTCTGTGGTTGTCAAGAATCCAGCAGTTTGACCATCCAAGAAATATACACAACCTGGGGATAGAGTTCCACCAGCAACCGTGGTAAAGTTTCCATCTATCTTACCAGAAAGAGAAACCACAGAATATGAAGACTTCATTGAAGAAATCACACCTATAACTTCAGCACTGTCCGCACCATTTGCCTGTGCGAGAGTATAACCAGTTGATGTAATTCTAACTACACTACCAAAAGTATATCCAGAAGTTCCCGTAGTAACTCCTGTAATCTTATAGGAAATATTTGGAAATACTGTTTCACCTAAGAAAGAAATTGAACCACTAAAAGTTAATCCTGCTGCTATATTTCCAGATGTTCCACCAATGGAAAGAGTAGCAAGACCACTAGATGCGCTTAACCCAACAAGAATACCATCTCCACCAGTAATACTTGAAATTTGGGCGAGATTTAATTTTGAAATAATTTCATTATTTTCTTTTTGATACCAATCGTAAAAGGTAGAAGTTCCCGTTAAATTTGAAATACTAGTATTAAATGCCATTTGTAGTTAATCCGCTTAGGTTGAAACTTGTTGATCGTCCATGAATTTGACTGTTGCCGTAGCACCATTTATGCTAAATTTAAATATTGGATAAAAATTAGAAGCAATCGCATTTCGTATTTCTGGAGTTGATCCAAAAGTTATTCCCAATCTTGCAGCACCACAAGTAAAGTAAGAATTACTGGTGCTTCCATCTCTAGAATTGTCTCTAAGTGTTGGATCTTGAGTATCTGAACATTCTGCTGATGGACAGCAATTTATTTGATTGGTTGATCCATCAAGACCAATATAAAATGTGCCTACTCCACCCACAGCAGTAGTTTGTACTGTTCTTCGTAATGTACTACTTAAATATATCCAAAAACTCAATTTGCTTGAATATTCCGTCCAAAGATACCAACCAGCATTAAAAGTTACACTTGTGCTTGCCTGATTAAAATTAGTGCCTATATCGGCAGCGATAATTGGAGTAGATGCTGTACATCCATTTGATTGTAGTGGAATCAACCCTTCCCAAAATGGAGTACTGTAAGCAGTTGCTGACCAATTACTATTCATTCTTTGCGTTAGACTTTGATTCAAAAAGAATAATTCTTGAAATTCATTAAGTTCTGATGCTTGTAAAGCATATCCAGGGGTAAATGCCACCATATAGTAATTCTTATCTTCACTTCCATAGTGTGAAGATACTCTACTGTGGTATGGTGAACCGCTTAGGGGTAAATCTGAACCTAGAGGACTTTGTGGCATGTTACATTCCCTTTATCATATTTATACGAATAATTACAGAATCCACATCACTTATTGGCAGATCTGTATTTAGTTTCTTAACTGACAGAACTTTACCAGTATATTGAATAAATTCTGGTTGTTGGTATACTGCCGTAATAGTTACATTATTTGCCAGTGTGACTCCAACCAATGAATTTGCTTTAGCATATGCTACATTTTTTAATTCACTTGCAATATAAAAAGATGCCGCTCCACCTTCACCTATATTTCCTACACCACCAATAAAAACACCATTTGTTGTACTTGAGGTTACACTGGAATTTGTTGAATTTACTCCCTGTGTGTTGTATATGTTATCTGTTGTTGGAAGGGAATTTAATGTGTCTGTAGATACTTCTGCCAATATAGTTGTTCTGTAGACAATATCTAACTTTTGATTTTTATTAGATCCAGATGTGATTATATTTGTTCCAACTGTAGATGATGGATTTTGAACAAGACCAAAAAAATTCAATTTATCTGGAAGTATAATACTTGTTGTATCATTTATTGTTTTCTTTTCTATTCTAGCATCTACCATTACATGCTGTGCATTCAATACATCAACTGGATCAAATCCTAAACCATCTATTGCGTCTAGATTAACTTGTATAGCAGAAACCAACATATCAGAATCAATTGAAATGCTATTTGGATCCATTTCTAAAGTAATATCTTTATAGTAAGATCCACCTTCCAATACTTCAATTCCAGATATGATATATGAATTATTATTGATGGTGGTGAGTAATCTAATGCGTGCGCCATACCCACTATTACTAGTAATTGTAAATTCTGGATTTGAAGATGATGTAATCAATTGAGATGTACTGAATCCAGAAAGATCAATGAAGGCAGATACAACACCACCTTCATTTAAATTATCATTAGCATTTATTTGATACAAATAATAATAAGGAGAAGATGGACTTATTTCCCCCGTATCAATATACGATGAAATTAAATCATAATTATCAAGTATTTGTTTCGTTTGTGGGACTGTTTCGCCATCTTCGTAGTATACAGATTCATATTTATCGTCATTTACCGTTAAATAATAACATTGCGAACATGACAAATCGTTTGCCGTACAAAATAAGTCTCCCTTTTCATATTCCGTGACTGTTGTATCGTCATCTTGATTTAAAGCGATCTTCGCATATAAAGCGCATTGACCTATATTGCTAGGTGTAGCAGGACTGCAAAATGCCTTTGTCAATCTTCCAAATGTTTCCTGAGTTGATGAATCAAAAAATTCAAAAGACACAACTGGCAACCACGAATTTGATACAAATTTTTCCAAAGAAGGAGTGATCTTATATAATGGTTTCCAAGCAAATCCATCAGAATATCTTTCAATTCCTGCTGAGTGAGTTGGTCTTATATTAGAAACCATAGTTCCATTATGATCTGTACGATTTGCTAAATTATCACTGACACACAGATAAACATATCCATTTTGTTCATTTAGAGCATAAAAATTGCCAGAGTTTGGGGTGACTGATGACCATGGCGTATATGGTTTTGATTGATTCCATTTTACATTTGGCACAACGGGCATTATATTTGGTTTACCAATACGAACAGAAAAATCAGAATAATTCCAAATATCAATAGAACTTTGATTTGTTTCAGAAATTGCAACATTTGGATTATATCCAGCAAAGACAAAGAGTTGGTTCTTTACTCCAGCGTCTTTTACAAAGTTTTTAACATTTATGCTTTTAGTGCTCATTTTAATTCCTAATTAAATACAAACATACCCAGAATTCGGAGATCCTCCAGATTCTGTCGGATAGCACAATTCAAACATTGTGCTGATATATATGTCCTTAAAATTACTTGTAGAATATTGCCCAGACCAGTTTGGAAATACATGGGTAGTTCCAGTGAACCCAGAATAACTTGCCCCACAGCAACCCGTATTTCTAGCAAGACCTATGAGTGTCAATCCAGAGACAGTAGACCAGTAAGTATTTGATGATGTTGCTCCAGATGAGGAATAATTGAAAGAAATTCCATATGGAGTATAATTTCTAAGATACGCAGAATCGCAAATTGTAGCAACAGTATCGTCAAATGTTGGGCCTTGATAATCTGCGAGTGTTTTTTCAAAAACTACTTTCAATCCAGCAGGATGTGCGATATCAAGATAGTTTTGTTTATACTTGGAGGAAGAAATTCCAACCTTCAGCAGATATGACCAATCCTGAATCCAATTTCCATCCTGTAATCGCGATCCATTGAGATAACTTCCACTTAAGGCATTTGTAGCAGTATACCCTCCAGTTTGACCAGAGAAAAGGAAATTAGGATCTGAGAATTTTCCACCATTCAGTCTGAGTATAAATTCTTTTGGAACCTGTATCTGTATGTCTTCTTCATCAACTCCATATAGAGTCTGAAAGAAATAACGAATACCATCTTCAGTCGTTTTCTTGTGATAGAATGTTCTTCTGATTCCTTTTATGAATTTTCTTAAGTTTTCTTCGCGAACCAGACCACCATACGATTCTAGAGAATTTACATCAAATCCAGTTGCGTATATACCTGCTAAACGCTCTAGAAACTTACTTCTAGTTTTTTCAACATCAACTATATCTAATAATCTTTTGGACAATTCATATTGTGCTCCAGCAGTTTCATCACAATATAACCAATCATAATATTTTTGAAGGAAATCATAGAGATTTAATCCACTATTGCCATTAGATATTCTATCTTCCTTTTCAAATATAACCCACAATGGTATTTGATTAGTTATATCATGATTCGTTGGACAAACACTATTAAATAAAGTAGAATTTAGTTCACTGATTGTGTCATACAATCTAGCAAGACTATTATCTACAGTTACTACTTTTTTGTTTAGTGAAGATGATAACATTAGACTATTGCTACCGTATTATAATCAAAAGTTACTAAGTTATTGAACTTTATATTAAAACTCTTTTTCGCGAATACAACATTCATTATTGCTGTTGTTGATATCAAACCTTTATTGATTGATATAACACCTTGGTTTGCTATAAAATATCCATAATCTCCAGGAACAAAAGTTTCTTCTCCAGTTGTTTGATTTATGTGATATAACTGAAGATTTGTTTTATTGTTTTTGGATGAATTTGAACTTACTGACATTCTTAGCACGGATTTAGTTCCAACTGCGTTCAGTGCTGTATCAAATGGTTCCGTGATATTCACCGAAGTAAATGGTTGAAGATATAATTCATTTCCCAAGTTAAACAGATATTCTTTATCTGCAACTAAAGTCTCTCTGACATAATTTGTAAAATTATCAGGAGAAATAATAATGGTGCTTATATCTGTACTTGAGTTTCCTCTCAATAAAGAGATGAAATCGGATGCACTAAATGAAACATTGAATTTTCCAGTTACACTGTAATTTGCTTTGAATAAAGATTTAACCGATCCCAATAAACTGGTTCGTGTCTTTGCGTCGTTTGTTGTACTTGGTCCCAATCCAAAGAAAAAATCAGTATATACATTTAATGCTTCAGTTATTACATATTCAGGGAAGATTGTAATTACGCTACGATCCTTGAGAAAATTCATAATGTCTCTTATTTTTGCGTCATCGCCTTCATTTCCAACTTGTAGATTTGCGCTAACAAATACTCTTCCATATTTTGGTGGTATCAGATCTTGACCACCAAATACGTTAAATTGTTGATCAGATTGAAAATAACCAGATTGCAGAAGCAATGCTTTATAGTCATTGACTGTGACTGCTCGTTCTTGAGCAGCAAACCATTTTGGAGCAATAAAACGAACTTCATCAAGATCTGGATTTGATTTACCACCAAAAGATTGACTTACCGCTTGAACAACACCATTGAGTGTTGGGGAAGAAAATGCAGAAAGACTATTCGGAGCAGAACCATTACAGGTCAAGTAACGAACATTTAATTTTTCTATGGTAGAATCTATTGATTTTCCAACTGAATTCACAGATCCAAATAGAATCGCAAATCCAGTACTTGTTCTTTCTATAAAGTAGATATTTTCATCTATTCTGGAAGTATATCCAATATTTCCTACTTTGCTCCAGACCCGAACATCTCCCGCATCATCTGTTGTTGTAACTTGAACAGTATCAAGATCTACAGTTGTAGCAGCAATTGCTATTTTTTGATTTTCATAGTCAAAATTTGGAAGAGCATCAAATGAAATATAATTTATTCCTTCATAAACATTAAAAGCAGAAGCAAGACCATCTACTACTGGAATATCCTCTAAGGTGTAGAAGTTATATGAAGTTCCATTAGAATCTGAAGAACGGAATACAGTTCCTGATGCAATTGTATTTACTCCAGACAATCCAGAAACAAGTATAGATGCGCGTGAGGAAGTTCTAGCAGGAACTGTATATCCGAGAGGCTTACAAAGAGAAATTATAGAATCTTCTTTTTGAGCACTGTCTAAAAATGCTTCCGCATTAATCATATTGGCGTAATACGCATAATAAAAAGTATTATATGCCAATAAATCAATTACAGACTGTAACGCACTTCCTTCAAAATTATATCCAGAAAATACAGATTGGTTCTTCAAATAACTTGTTAGATTTCTCTTAATCTCGGAAAACTCAAGACTTCCAAGTGTTGTTGGTGTATTGCTATTTGTTGCCATTATCTTGTCCTTGTTAGTGCTATACTTATTGTGTCTTGAATATTAACATCTGGCAGACCAAAATCAATATAAACATTTATTGCATTTTGCTTTGGGGCATCAACAACTCTTATATTATTAATAATCACTCTTTGCTCAAACATTCGTATATTGCTGGATACTTTCTGTTGAATATCCATCATAAGTTCCATTGTATAGTTTTCAAAAATAGTTTTATAAAATCCACAACCAAAATCATAATTAAATGGTCTTTCTCCATTATCACTCATAACCAAATTCTTAAGAGCTTGCCGAATTGCGGAAAGATCCTTTACTGTATTTAAGTCTCCAGTAAATGCATTTTTTGAAAGAAAAAATGGTAAATCTGTATAATTTGGTCTGTTACTAATCATATTATTATTTATTAATTATTAGCGTCCAATATTTTTGTAGGTACTTGTGCTTGCTCTGGATCAAACGGTAGTGAATCTCTAACCAATATAATTTCCATAGAATATGAAGAAGGAGTCATTCTGTGGAAAATTTCATATACCATCCATCTTCCAGAAATTGCTTTATATTTGTATTTGGTATTTTCTGGTATGTCGTTTATATCAAATATCTCCACAATCTTTCCAATTTTAACCTTTGGATTTGGATATATCTTTAGTCTTAACTTTTGCGATTCTAATTGTACCATTTCCGCATTTCGTTGTAGAGGAACTCCTGGGGGAGTGTTCCAGAAAGTCGCATATGTTTTGGTCATAGCATTAAAGGAATTATAGAGTTTTCCTTGCTCTGGGCAATTACAACTACAATGTAAATTTGGATCTTTATAATCGCAACCTAAGTAATCTTTACCCATTACATTTTCTATCAAGGCGCATTCATTTATTTCATTATATAATTTTTGAATTTCAAGATATGTTGGTTCTGCTTCTATTGGTATATTATATTGCGCTGGACAATTACAATATGGACTTGCAGTGCATCCACTAGCAGAAAGAACAGGACCATTTTGAATGGCACTTGGATTCACGCATTCCAATCCAATATCCTTACATGTTCGGATTCCCTTACCATGAACCACAAACTGTACAGAGAAGTTTCGGTCAAATGGTTCATATTCAGTATCCACTGGTGGAGTGATCAATCCATAATCACTTTCTCCACTCAAATCCCATTGCCATAGTTCAGTCTTGACTAATCCTGGTCTGTATAGATTATAATTTCCTGCCAGATAATACATCAACGAATCTCTAAAATAACCAGAACCATGTACATTTGGATCTTTGTGGGCAGAAATATAGGTTTTTTGAACTTCACCCGCATATTCATCGTGGTCATCTACAAGGAAATTCAAATCTGGAGCCTTCTCAGCTACTAAAGATTCTAAATTTATCTTATCTGGATTTATCCAACTTGCAAATTCATTTCCATACCAAGTTCTCCAATAATTTGGCGAAATTGTAAATATTCCTCTTCCACCAAACATGTCTCTTGCTTTTGTATTTGGAGATTTGAGAATATTGGCAAAGCGTATTGGAATAAACAGATTTCTAGGAACAAACAATGACCACCAAGAACGATGTGGTTTTAATTTTCTATAACTGTTTGGAAGAATATATGATCCAACAACAGAAGTTCTATACAATGGATCAAATTGTTTACCGCTACTCATTCCATAATGATATAAAGATTCCATCCAGTTTTGGGAACCATTTTCAAAGTTATATCCACCACCCATATGAAAATCCATATCTGGTCCACCACTATGCAAATCGTCTTCGGTTGGATCAAATGAATAATATGGGAATTCTGTTTCAAATCCTGCTTCTGGCCATAGATCCATTCCATTATAATCTGATGTTAAGTAATTTGCTTTTGAT